GTGAAAAAACATATACATCATATTGGCAAAAAGCAAAAGAAATGTATGAAGAAGCTTGGAGAGAAAAATTAGGTAAATCTATCTCTCCTGCAGTTGATGAATTAATAAGATTATTAGCAAACGAAAGTTCAGCAGTAAGACAAAGAGCAATAGACCAAATAATGAAATATACTGGTAATGACATTGAGAAAATACAAAGCGAAATGAAAATACAGAATATTGACTTAAAATGGGGCGATGGAACCGAAGAGTAAACGCGTTGAAGACATACTTGATTTTCTTATACAAATAAAACAAGTAATGGAAGAAGTATTAGAAGCATTAGAGCACGAGGAAGAATATGAATCGTGTGCTGATATGCTTGAAGAAATTAAAAAAACAGAAGATGACATCCAATATTACAAACGACTTATCGAAATCAGTGAACACACAGGGAGACCAATTAATCATCAATGATTGTCCTACAATAATTAGACTAAGTAATGCAAGTAAACCTATTTACTCCACATACGAAACAAAAACAGATAATAGACCAGTTTGCCAACAGCAAACACAAGTTTGGCATTGTAGCCACGGGTAGACAATTTGGTAAATCATTATTAGGACAAAACTTATTATTGTATTGGTTATTACAAACACCAAATCAAAAAGCAGGGTGGATTGCTCCTATATATGGGCAATGTAGAAAGGTATTTAAGGAATTAGCTAATGCAGCACATAGTATAATATTAGAAAAAAATAAAGCAGAATTAAGTATAACATTTGTAAATGGAAGCACTCTTATCTTCTTATCAGCTGATAGACCCGACAGTATACGTGGCTATAGCTTTAACTATATTATTATTGATGAAGCAGCATTCATCAAAGAAATAGCACTTACCGAGGCAATATTACCAACATTAACCTCAATAGGTAAAAAATGTTTAATTATATCAACGCCTAAATCTAAAGGATGGTTCTATAATTACCATTTAAAAGGTAGTGATGAAAACAAAGACTATATATCATTTACTGGTATATCAACTGACAATCCTTACACTGATAAAGAATTTATTGCCGAACAACAAATTAGTCTGCCCAAAGATATTTATGAACAAGAATATAACGCTGTCTTCAGTGATGCAGGTAGTGAAGTGTTCCGTGGTTTAGACAATGTATGTATAATAAATAACTTTGTAAATGAAAGCAAAGAGAGATGCTACGCAGGCATTGATACAGGATTATCAAATGATTTCTCAGCATTATGTATCCAAAATGAGGCCGGAAGAGTTCTCTATATGGAAAAAATCAATGGTCAAAATATTACGACCATCGCGCAGAAATTTATTCAAATCTGTAGCAGATTCAATATCGCAGGAGGATACATAGAGACAAATGGTATTGGACGTGCTTTATATGATTTAGTTAGACCTAAAATAGTTAAATTCCAACCATTTATTACTACACAAGATAGTAAAACAACAATGGTTCGTTCACTAATACAATCTATAGAGGAAATGTCTGTAGAACTACCATCAAAAGAATTTTACCCTGATTTATATAAAGAAATGTCATTATACACCTATAAAATGGGTAGTAATGGTAAATTATCATTTACACATCCAAGTGGTGTTCACGATGATTTAGTAGATAGTTTATTAATGGCAAATCACGCTAAATCACAATTACAAGGCTCAAGTGCATTGTATATAGGAAAAGGTAACTTAACTCCTACATTTGGATAACATATCGTTTTCAAAAACAATTAATATTTATCGTCAATGAAAAAGACAATCACTATACCTGATTATATGTCTATTGAGCAATGGCAAATAATCAATAACATAGAGCATTTAACGGACTTACACAAAACAATAAAAACAATATCAGTGTTAACTGGTATAGATGAAGCGGAACTGAAAAGTTGGGGTGTTAAGTCCTTGGGAACCATTTATCGAGATTTAAACAATAAGATTGATTTGAAAGAGGAATTCCACCCCATTTTCAAGCACGAAGATACATTATATGGTTTTCAAAACATTGATAATATGACTTTAGGTGAATATGTTGACTTAGAGAGATTATGTAAAGAACCACATAAAAACTTACACGAGATAATGTCTATATTTTATCGTGAAATTGATACACATAACTTTGATAATTTTGTTTGGAAGAAAGCTCAAAAAATATTAGTTAATAATAAAAAAACATCTAATATATTCAAACAATATAAAGTAAAAAAATACGATGTTGATAAGCGAGTAAAAACAAGTCAAATGTTTAAACAACTACCTGCTCAGTATGCATTAGGTGCGTTGGCTTTTTTTTTAGGAATCGCGAACGGATATATAAACATTACAAGTCCTTATTCAACCAAAAAGGAGAAGAGGAAATTGGAGAGCCAACAGATACACAACCTGCAAGTTTTACAGAGCATTGGGGATGGTTTGCGACAATTTATACACTCTCCAAATCAAGTGTTCTCAATATCACAGGGGACAAAAGTATCACTGATTTAAACTTTATATTTGTATTAAATTATTTAGCAATAGATAGTGATGCTAAAAAAGAAGAAGAAAAACAATTAAAAGAAGCAAGACAAACACGTAAAATCTTATAATATGGAAACAATAATAGTAATAATAATGTTAATGGCAAGTTTAGTCTATAATATGAAGCAATATAAAATGATAAAAAAATGCGGATGTATGGATAAACCTAAAAAGAAAACAGCATATAAGAAAAGCTGGAATAACGGCGGTAAGGCAGCTAAAAAATGGTCTAACGACAAATAATAATATGAAAGAGCAAATAACTAATTTATGGGAAGCAGGCAACAATGTAAATAAAATTGCTGCTATGCTAATGATACAAAAATCAGAGGTTCAAAGAATCGTTGATAATTTAGAGGCAAAAAAAAATTCTCCGAAGACAACCCCTGTGGATGTGGTAGAAAAAAAAGTATATAAAAGTAAAAAATAATGGCATTTCAAACCTATTATCAAATAGTTAAAAAAATTGAGGACGCAACTATCGCACACGATTATGTAGCATCATTTGCTCACGGACCAATTGACTATTTAGATGCTCATTCTCAAGATATAAAATATCCATTTGTATTTCTAAGACCAATGACATCAATAGGATATGACCAAGAAACAAGGTTAAAAACTACTACGTTTGAATTATATGCTATAGATGTTCCTAAATTATCAAATGAATCTCCATTACAGATTATGTCTAATATGGAGCAAGTAATTTTAGATATAGGTTCATTTATGAACTGGGGACCACCAACCGACAATCAAACATTAGGATATCAATTCGATGTTACAAGTATGGTCCCAGCATTAGAAGTTTTTAATGATAGAGCTTTTGGGTGGGTAGCTACAATTGATATACAAACAGCGGGGACATACGATTATTGTAATTACCCAACAGGCTCATTATAATGGATACAAAAAAATTACGACAAGCATTAGATATTTCATTAGATAGGGTAGCCGAAGTAATGGTTAACTTATTATTTGAAAATGGTTCAGTCGTAAGCGGTGCGTTAGCTAAATCAGTTCAAGATGATAATAATGTAGTTGAAGACCAAAGTGGTAAATTATTTGGTGAATTGTCAATGCTATCATATGGTGCTGATGTTGACGCAGGATTTAGATTTAGGGGAACAGGTAAATTACCGCCTGANAAACCAATTAGAGATTGGATACAAAGAAAACGTGTAACAAGACCTGCTAAATTCAAAAATGAAAAAAATTGGATATGGGCAATAAGAATGAATATTGGTAAAAAGAATAATGGTAGAACTACTCAAACTAAACCATATCCATTTATAGATAAAGCATTTAATAAAGCACAACCAGCAATAACAAGAGATTTAACTGAAGCAGGATTAGCAGATATATCATTACAAATGAATAGAGCATTTGAAGATAGCACTAATCCATTTTAAAATATTATGAGCACAGGAGTAATTATAAACCAATCACCTACATTACCTAACGGGACACAAGCCGATATAATTTATACGCTTGAATGTCCTAATTCATCATCAGCACAATTTAAATACATTTGTCAAATAAAAGATGATAGCAATAATGTATTAGCTAAAGTAAAACAATCACCTAACAATACAGGTTTAGGTGTTTACGATGTAGGAAGATTATTAGATGCTAATATGGGGTATGATTTACCACAAACCACAATTGGTTTTGTTTCATCATCAAATAATAATATTAGAAACTTTGAAATTGCGTTTGGAGCAGAAAGTGGTAGTTCAGCGTCAAGTTCATTAGTTGAAGCGGTTGACGTGAGTGCTTCATTATCATCGTCTACTGCGTTTATTCCCGCTGTTCAAGAACGTGATAGTGGCTATTTTAATTGGCAAAGTGGTTCATACGATGCTTTAACAAATTGTCCTAATGCTTTAGATACATTTAATGAAACATCAGCACAAAATTCTTTAATAGTATCATCAAGTGATTATATAACATTATCTACATTACAAGGTTCTGCTGGTAATAAAGGTGATTTAGCATCTATGAGAATAGATTTTTATAATACTTCATTCTCATCAATTTATAATCTAACAGAATCAAACCCACACGCATCAACACTTATTGATGGAAAATTAATTCACGCTGGTGTAGGACCTGCTAATATTAGAAGTTTAAGTGGGACAATATCATCCTATTTAGACCAACCAGATACATACCCTTATTATAGCGTTAAATTAACTTACGCAAGTGGAACAAGTAAAACATATTATTTTAATAACGCTTGTCAATTATATAAAGGAACTAATTTCTCATTTATTAATAAACAAGGTGTATTTGATTATTATAGAGCAAGTTTAGTTGATACACAAAGTGAAGCATTTAAAAGAAAAACATACGATGCCTCATATGTAAATTATTCTACAGGTGTTAGAACTATAGGATACGAATATACAAGAAGAGGTGAAACACAATATTACGCTAATTTCGATAATACATTTACAGCTGAAACTGATTGGTTAACACAAGAGCAAGCAGATTGGTTGTTTGAATTATTTGAATCGCCATCAGTATATGTTCAAGATGGTAATAATTTTGTAGGTGTAGTAATTACTAACGCAAACGAGCAATATAAAACAAATCCACGAGGACAAAAAGTATTCAAATTCACTATTAGATATAGAAAATCAAATAGTAAGAGAGCAAGAACATAATGAACGACCTTATATTACGTGTATTTTATGATAATGCGTGGAATGATTTAGATATAGATTCTAACATTCCACTTCGTTTAAATATATCAGCAGTAGAAAATACTGATATAGGACAAATATATGGTGTTGGTTCACAAACATTCGTATTACCAGGCACACGTAATAATAATTCATTTTTTAAAGGAGCAAACAGAGTAGGTGCTGTAGATATACCAGCAATTTATCAAGCAGTAGAAGCACAAGTTCTTTATAATGGTGAAATGCTATTAGAAGGAGAAATGATGCTTCAAGAAATTATTACAAATGAAGATGGAGATACAGAATACAAGGTAATAGTTGAAGACCAAGTTGTAGCATTAAAAGATGCTTTAGATGGTGCGTTAATAAAAGATGCTGATTTTAGTGATTATCAACACACTTTATCTACAACAGCAGTAACACAATCTTGGGTTGGTAATACAGTCAGCGGAGATGTATTTTATCCTTTAGTTGATTATGGTATTGACGAGCCAGATGATTACCCATTACTACCAAGAATACAAGTTGGTGGTTCAGCAAATACATTTATTGGTGCTATAGATAATCCAAGTTATCCAGTAGCATTAGAACAATTTTTACCTGCTATAAGTGCAAGAGCAACATTAGATACAATATTTGACCAAGCAGGATTTAGGTATACTTCATCTTTAGTTGATAGTGTAGCATTCGATAATTTATATTTGTTGCCTAAAGGACAAGAAGATTTAGGTATTGTAGTAGGTGATGATGCTATATCAACATTTAGTGCTACAGGAAATACAACAAATAATTCGTTAAGTGGTAGTGGACAAACAGAAGTTGTAAATTACAATAATGAAGTAAGCGACCCTTCTAATTCATATAATCCAACCACTTTTACTTATACAACACCATCAGCAGGTAATTATGTATTTAATGCACAAATTAATCCTAATTTTACTACAATAACAGGTGAATGGAGAGTAACATTACGTATAAAACAAGGTGGTGTTACTAAAGCAAGTGCGTTTGATGAATTTAGTTCAATATTTAAAAATACACTTATATCTGCAACTTATGGAGCACAAATTGCTGCGGGTCAAACTATAACTTGTGAAGTTGAATTAAATAATGTATCAACAGGAACTGCTGTAGTATTATTATTGCCAAATAGTAATTTCTTTAATGCTACAACAGCACCAATAGCTTATGATGGAGCAACAGTTGATATGGCAAAACAATTCGACCCTACATTATTATCATTCGATGTATTAAAAGGTATTTTAACTAAGTTTAATGCCGTAGCTGTTCCTGAACCTAATAATGCTAAAACAATTCGTATTGAAAATTATGAAACATTTATAGCACAAGGTAGAGAAATAGATTGGAGTGAAAAATATGATAATGCTAAAAAAATAAGTATAGCACATCCTGTAAGTGAACAATCAAAAGAATTAAAAATACAAGATGAAGAAGATGAAGATAGATTTAGTAAATTAGCTAAAGATAATGCGCCTGGCTACACATATGGAACTATACGTATAATCAGCGATTCAAACATACCTAACGGCACTAAAGATGTTAAGACAACGTTTGCGCCGACTATATTAGGTTCTATTATAGCAAGTGGTTCAAGAGATGACCAAGGTAATCCTACATTTAATTTAGCTACAGGAAGTAATTTTGTTGTTCCTCATTTATATAAGTTTGATAACAACAATCAAGAAACATTTAGATTTAAAACAAGATTAGGATATACAGCGTCATTAACTCCTCAAGGAGCATTTAATGATAAAATATATGTTGGTGATACATCAGTATTAAATTATTCAACTTTATCTAACACTAATCAATTACCAGTATCAAATTCATTTTCTTTAGATTTAAACTTTGATAATCAGTATTTTAATTTAATACCTGGTTTATATGAACCTACAGGTAGTGATTTAACAGCATATAATGAGTATTGGAAAGAATACATTGAAACATTGTATTGGGAAGACAATAGAAAAGTAACAATGGATGTTAAGTTTGACCCTATCGATTATAAAGATATAAGGTTAAATGATAACATATATGTAAATGGAACAAGATATAGATTAAACAAAATAAGTGGGTTTAATTTAACTCAACCAGATGTAACAACAGTTGAATTATTAAAAATTAGGAANTTAACAGGTATAGCAGCTGA